TACAGCCTAACTCATTATGACAAAGAATATAAGAATTCCAGGAACGTTTACTGGAAGTGACATTTTAATTCCAGCCAATAGAATTGTTACTGTTAATGAACTTATTGTTAACCAAAGTATGGTAGTAGTAATAGATGGGGTAACTGGTTTTCAATCATTTACGTTTCTTTTTTCTGAATTTAATCAGGATGTTATTGAGTACAATATGAAGTTTTGGTTAATGAAAAATGTACAAAGAGCTTTAGTTAGTAATTGGACGACCAATATTTTTGAAGCGACCGAGCCTCCTTGCAGTATTTTACTTCTCCAGGCAAACTAAAAAATCATAGCTTATCTTTGCTTTTTATTCATCCATTATTTTTTTTAAAATGGTAAAATTTCTCAAGGTTACAAACGCGCCTAACACAGGTCAATTAATCAGTATCAATGGCATCAAGGCTGTCGGTACATCAGGCGCAACAGCAACAACTGTTACTGTAGATTATGTAGACGGAACAACTACAACTATTACTACAGCTGCTCAAGTGGGCTCTGATGTGTATCTAGCTATTGTAAATTCAGCAGAAATTGCTTTAGCAACAAGTTGGTTAAAGCCATACTACGAATTGGAGTTGCCTAAAGCAGTTACAAGTATTGTGAATGCTTAATTGACTTGATTGTATTGAACAGAAAGGGGTCACAATTTGTGGCCCCTTTTTTTGATTTATCTTTGTCAAAAGCGTACCTATGATAGAATCGGTCAGAAGCACGGTATTATCGATACTGAATAAGAACAATTTTGGCTATCTCTCGCCAGCAGATTTTAATCTGTACGCTAAACAAGCGCAGCTCGAGATATTCGATGAGTACTTTAACGATTATAATTACCAGATTAATAAAGAGAATGTCCGCCAGTCAGGAACGGGCTACGCTGATGTATTGCGCTCTTTAGAGGAGGTTATCGATGACTTCTCTACAATTGTGAATTTTACCACAAACTCATTCGCCCTTCCCGCTGATTATTATTTAATCAATAAGATACTTCCTACGGGTAGCAACTATGAATTAGAGCAGGTGTCTAACTCTAAGATTAACTTACTGTTGGCGTCATCTCTTACGGCTCCTACGACTGGCTTCCCCGCTTTTGTTCAAAACGGCAATACAGCCACAGCGTATCCCGCAACCATCACGTCAGGTACGATTCAGTATATCCGATATCCCCTTCCTCCAAACTGGACCTATATAAGTTTAACGGCAGGAGAGCCTGTATTTGACCAAACTCAAGCCGACTACCAGGATTTTGAATTGCCTTCTGACGACGAGCCTCGTTTGGTAAATAAAATTTTACAGTACGCAGGGGTTTCTATCCGCGAAATTGATGTGGTAAATTATGCGGTAAGTCAAGAACAAATCGCCGACCAGCAAAGCAAGTAATATGGCATACCTTACTCAGTATCAATACTACGAAAACGCAGGGGCTTCTCCAGAGGATGCCAATTGGGGGTCGTATCAATATGTCAGTTTACGAGATATCGTAACCAACTACCAGCTTATGTATAGCGGTAATAACGAGTTGGTAAACGAGAAGTCTCGCTATAAGATTCTATTTCACGCTAAGAGGGCCATACAGGAGCTTAACTACGATGCGTTTAAAGAGATTAAGGTATTGCAGCTTAATGTCTCTGAGGACCTTCGCTTTGTTCTTCCTAGCGATTATGTAAACTGGGTTCGAGTGTCTTTGTTTAGAAATGGAACGGTATTCCCTTTGACGGAGAACATCCAAATTACTAGCGCACAGGCGTACCTACAAGATTCAAACAATAGAATTCTTTTTGACGAGACAGGAGCCGCTTTAAAGCCAGAGTTTTCACCTATTGATACCGACAGGCTTAACAGCACCTTAAGGTCAATGTACATCAACGAGAACAGCCCTTACGACGGAAACGAAGGCTGGTGTATCGATGGGCTGTGGTATTTTGACTTTCCAATTGGAGGCGCTGCGTTTGGTCTAAACACTGAAACCGCTAATGCCAATCCTACGTTCCGTATCGACCCCAAAGCGGGCGTTATAAACTTTAGCTCGGCTATGTCTGGTCAGAGCTGTATACTAGAATACGTTAGCGATGGTATGGAGGGAGGCGATGACTCGTTAATTACGGTCAATAAATTGTTTGAGGACTTTATCTACTCGTATATCTCCTATGCTATCCTCAACTCTAAGATGGGAACTCAGGAGTATGTAGTTAACCGTTATCGAAAGTCTAAGACCGCTCTTTTACGAAATGCAAAAATCCGTATCAGCAATATCCATCCTGGCCGATTATTGATGAACTTGCGTGGACAGAATAAGTGGATTAAATAATGGGGAACGTCAAAAGGAACTTTATCAAGGGGCGTATGAACAAGAGCGTCGATGAACGCCTTGTCCCCAATGGAGAATATATCGATGCCTTAAACGTCAGGCTAGGTTCTACGGAAGGCTCGGAGATAGGTTCTGTAGAAAACTCTAAGGGAAATACTCGCTTGACCACCTTGCAGTATCAGGGGGTAGATTTAAGTGATTCAGCTCGATGTATTGGGGCGTTCGAAGATGGCGTTAACGAAACTATATACTGGTTTATTCACGACTCTGCTAATACAGCATCCGTAACTGGGGTCGTTGATATAATTGCGTCGTTTAGAACGACAGACGAGGTGTTGACTTATCACGTTATCAGTACATCTGTCCTTAATTTTAATCCTACGTTTTTAATAACGGGTGTAAATAAGGTAGAGGACCTGCTGTTTTTTACGGACGATTACAATCCGCCTCGTAAAATTAACGTAGTTGAAAACTACCCTCAGCCTATAGCGGCAACCGACGTTGACCAAATTACCAATGACGATATAAACGTTATTAAAAGGCCACCAAACGCAGCTCCTACGCTGACGCTTATTGATATACCTGGAGAGGAGGATTATTTAGAATCTCATTTCGTGTCGTTTTCATACCGATATAAGTATGTCAATAACGACTATAGCGCGTTATCTCAGTTTACCGACGTAGCTTTTGAGAGTAGCCCCTTTAGCTTAGACCCCGCTACCAACTTTAATACTGGTATGCTTAACCGCTACAACACAGCTGTTGTGGGTATAAATACAGGAGGTGAGGATGTAGTGGGTATTGACCTTTGTTTTAAACTCGGTACAGACTCTACAGTTCGGGTCATACAGAAGTATATAAAAAGCGAAGAGGGCTGGCCTAATAACGTCGTTCAGACGGTCAACTTTACCAATCAGAAAATCTACACCTTACTGCCTCAATCAGAGATAGCGAGGCTTTACGATAACGTACCGCTTAAAGCGCAAGCTCAAACCATTATGGGCAACCGCCTGATGTACGGAAACTATGTCGATGGGTATGATTTGACAATTGCATCGGGCGCTCGTATAGATACCAACTACAGCGCTAAGGTGGTCTCGGAGAACCTATCGGTATTCCAAGCGGCTGGAGATGTGGCTAGTCAGGCTTACAGTATTGACCAAAACGCTGCGCCAAGTACTACGGGTAAAGCCGTAATTGATTTTGACACAGCTCCTAACTTAGTTCAGGGAGGTGTCTTTGGCTTTTCATTTACCGTTACTCACGCTTCTTTTTCTGGCTCTGGCACAGGCTCTGCGGGCCTACCTAACCACCCTACGTTTACCATATCTTTCGTATATACCCTTCCTCAAGCATACGGCAGTGTTTATGAGATGGTTACCAGTCCTGAGTTCCAATCTCAACTGGGAGCTAACGGGTCAGGGACGTACCAGTCTTTAGCGAACTGTGCTGACGGAAGTACGTTTACCGATGTATTCAATTGTTCTTTAATTGCACCATCGGGATATACAACTGTAAACTCAGGCATAACGGCGCTTTCTCAGGGGGTCTTTATAGATGTTGACCCGCTTTCAACTGATGAGTTTGGAGTGAGCATACTGGGCGTTCAGTACAATAACACTTTAGAGGGAGACAATCAATACTTTGAGTATTTCAATGTCAGTAATGTTTCGTATTCTTTACAGCAACAGTCTTCTAATAAAAGCCTTCATAGTAACCGAGACTACGAGGTGGGAGTTGTCTATATGGATGAATACAAAAGGGCTACGACTGCTTTAACGAGCAATCAAAACGCTGTCTTTGTTCCGCCTGTCAATAGTAACGATATCAATAAGATACGGGTTACTATCCCCACCAATATGACTGCCCCAAGCTGGGCGGAGACATATAAGTTTGTTCTTAAGCAATCTAAGGGCGCTTACGAAACTATATACTCAACTTTATACTACTACGACCCTAGTACAACTTCTTATTGGTTTAGGCTTATCGGTCAAGACCAAGCGCTGATAGAAGCTGGAACAGAGCTTATTGTTAAGCGAGATTCTACTGGAATTTTAAATTCAGAAACAAAAGCCGTTGTATTAGACAAGGTTTCTCAACCTACTAATTTTCTTCATCTAACTGAAGAATCTTCTACCATACTTGAGGTACCAGGACTTTATATGCGGCTTCGTGCTGAAGGGTTTAGCATTGACACGACGGTGTCTAGCTATTCCGTTGCAGGTGAAATAACTCAAAGTGTTACTAATGACAGTGGGCAGCCAAATTCCACACAAACAGAGACTAATAATAATGATGAATCTTGCGTAAACTACCCGTGTTTTCAGAATGACGGAACGCAAAATAATAGAGTCGCAATTCCATCAGGGTCACTTGTTACTATAAAGATTAAATTTAATAGACAAGCACAAATAGGCACTTGCACCATACCTAGTGATACTGGAGCTTCTTTATGCCGAGTAACAAAAACAATTGCAGCTAGCCAAGATTATTCCGACATTCAAGCGTTTTGGGACGGAGAGGGATTAGGCCCAGTAATTATTAACGCGATGGACTGCGAAGTGGATTGCCAATACACTGGAGGACCAAATACAAATACATACTATCCAGGTTCTTATTCAGTAGCAGCTAACACGGAAAGTACTATAATTCCGTTTGTGCCTAATAATAATCAAATTTTCTTTTACACTATTAGCAATGACTCAGCGCTGCCCGTATCTCAGCAAAGGTTATACTTAAGATGTCAAAATGGAACTCCTGGAAATTTTCTTCCATTTAATGACCGACCCTCAATAACTAAAGTAAATATAACGATACAAGAACCTGGAAGTCTTATTGTTTTTGAGACTGAACCAGCGGAAGTAGCTGACGATATCTTCTATGAAGGAAGCGAAAACTATGCCATTACGGGTGGATACCACCAAGGTAACGTCATCAACCAAGACGCTACGACAGAGGGTGTGGTGGACCTGGATTTTTTTAACTGCTATTCGTTTGGTAACGGTGTAGAGAGCTATAAAATTGAGGACTCCGCTGTAGGCGAGTCGTTTCAGTTAGGAGAACGCGCTGTGTTGGTTGCTGCTCAGGACTTTAAAGAGGCCGACCGCTTTGCTGACATCACGTACAGCGGTATATACAACGACGAGAGCAACGTAAACAAACTCAATGAGTTCAACCTAGGGCTTCTTAATTTCAAGCCTTTAGAGGACGTGTATGGCCCTATCCAAAAGATGGTGGCTAGAGAGACGGACATCTTGGTATTGCAAGAGGACCGTATCTCTTATGTCGTTGTCAACAAGAACGTCCTGACCGACGCTCAAGGCGGTAGCGTTTTGACCGCCGCACCTGTTATCCTAGGCCAGCAAGTTGCCAGAGTCGAAGAGTACGGTGTGTCGGCTAATCCAGAGAGCTACGCTGAGTTTGGTTTCGATAAATACTTTACCGATGCTAAGCGCGGCGCTGTAATACAACTGCGAGGAACGTCAGCTAGTAATGAAACGCTAACGGTAATTTCCAAGGCAGGTATGCGCTCGTGGTTTAGAGACCTCTTTAACGAGAGCTTTACCACTCAAAAGCTAGGAGGGTTTGACCCGTATATGGATGAGTATGTATTGGCTTCTAACGATATATTACTACCTGTAGAAGCCAAGTGTATTAACTGCGGTATACCTCAAACTATTTCGATTCCACAAGCTGGGTCGACAAACTCTTTCTGCGTCAATGTAGGTAGTGCGGTAGGTGATATAGATATTGTATGGGGAACTCCTGTTCTAGGTTTTGGAGTAACTTTTGACGTAGTAGCTACTTTTGGCAGTACTTATTCAGCTTTAAACCAAACTGTAGCGGGCTCTTTAACTATTCCTAAAACAGGTCTTCTTCCCAATACAGTGTCTGTTGTGATAACAGCAAATGGAGGAGCGGTAAACAACTTACCTATTACCGTAGAGTGTCCTGACGCTAATGAGATTAACGTGATAATGGTATCGCTTAATTTAGATTGGCAGAATACTAAAACGATACACAGTCAGCTTAGATTTGAAGACGGCAGCACGCTTAGCCCTACCTACTCGGAGTTTGTAGAGTTTGACGCGGGAACAAATCCCGTTGTGTCTCAGTATCAAGTTCTTACAGGAGACCAAGGTACTAGCGTTTTTCCTCCTCAAGGGGCTACTGTATATGTTCAAAGCGCAAAGCTGGCAGGCGATGTGTTTGATTTCTTGCCTGCTGAAAACAATTTAAAGCATTGGAGAACTAATCAGTTGTATGCTAATACACCTGCCAACATACAGACGATACTTTCTAATTCAACTGACTTAACTGTTACGCCTGGCACTGATGGCGCTAGTCTTTATTCTGGCAATTTTAATTTTAACGGCTCGGGTAATTATCTCTATCTCGTTTACGACTATCGTCAGGCAGTGTCTTCACAGCTTTGCTATGGAGCTAAAGCCTCGGCGGCTTGCTGTTGCAGTTCTCCTTCTACGTTTTATTTAAATGGAGACACCTTATCGACTGCAACAACGGTTTATTCTGACGCTTCTCTTACGGTTCCAGCGGCTGATGGGTGGTATCAAGCTATTGTCAATGCAAACAAGGTAGTTAGAAATCAGGTAGCAGGTGTATTGGGTTCTGTGCAATTTTGCGCTTCTTGCGTTGAAGATTGTAGGGACGTTTCTTTACCTCCAGTATCTGTAACTCTAACGGGAAATTCTTTTTATGACATCACTTACGATTTGGGCAATAGCGTTGGTGTGTCTGCTATTAGGTTTACTCCTGATATCGCTGGAGGAATATTTGTAACGTATGACGGAGTAACAAAAAGCGACTCGTCTAGTGTATCGCTCATAAACTCTACTTTAAATCCAGCTACAAGTTGGTTCCCAGGTCCTTACTATGGGGATACCAGTACTGCTGGAACTCCTACCGTAGGAACAGCTCAAAAATCAAAGTACAATTGGAACTATGTAGACCAAGATTTTGATGCTGACGGAGCTGAGGCTATTACAATCGCAGCTGGAGATTTAACCAGCTTAACAAATAGTAACGCGGGGGATTATATTTTATATGTTTCAAAACCAACTACTACGCTAACGGCTTTAACGGTTCGAATTATCAGCCCCTTAGCTACGGCTCCTGACTGGGGAATTACAGTAGAATGTCCTGTTCGATTGTCTGCTTTTTCCTCAAGTGCAGTCCAAGCTACGGGTACAGATATATGTATTCAACCATTTACCGTTAACCTTTTTAACTTACCTGTTAAAACCACTTCTTCACCTGGAGTTCCGACAAGGGGTGATTGGGTTTTTGTGGATGTATTGGGACAGACTTTAGCTCAATCGGGTTACTACAGGGTATCTGGACACTATATTCGGGTAGACGCTAATGGAGTTATAGTAGAAAAAACAATCTGTATCTAATGGCGAACTATACGCTCACATACTCTCCTGACGTACAGGGCTGGCCTTCTTTTTATTCCTATGCTCCTGATTTAATGATTGGGATGAATAACTATTTCTATTCGTTTAACGGAGGGGATTTATATCGGCACAATACCAATGAACTTCGCAATCAGTTTTACGGAGTAGCGTATTCCACTAAAATTACCAGTGTCTTTAACGACTCTCCTACGGAGAACTCGCTTTGGAAAACCATAGAGCTGGAGTCGGACCTCAGTTGGGAGATTACTTTAGAGACCGATATCCAAAATGGATATATCGATGAGGCTTGGTTTGAAAAGAAAGAGGCTGTGTGGTTTGCGTTCGTTCGCAACCCTGACGGTAACGCGGAGCCTGCCCTTACTATTAGCCCTTCTGAGTATGTCCTTCGCTCTGTCAATGGCATTGGCTCTAATACCAGTGTAGCAGCTGGGGTTATTACATTTGGCTTTGCTGTTAGTACCATCCTTTCTATTGGCGATAACCTATATACAATCGACCCTGCTACTCCAGGTGTCCCTGCGCTAGTAGGCCCTGTAACGGCTATATCAGCTGATAGGACACAGCTTACCTTTACGTTGGCGACTGGTGGTGTTACCCCGCAGAACACGTGGTATATGATGTCTGTAAAGAACGTACAGGCGGAATCGCACGGCGTACTGGGTCATTACTGCGAGTTTACCGCTACTAACTCTTCTACTTCGGCTACTGAGCTGTTTATAGTAGAAGCTCAAGTAATGAAATCGTATCCTTGAATCTCGTTATCTTTGACTAAACAATAATCATATGGCATTTGTAACCGCAGCAATAGGGCTGGCTCAGGCTGGCGTAAGCGTCTATCAAGCTCTAGAGGCTAAGAATCGTATGGAAGAAGCCGAGGTAGCCGCTAAAAAAGCTGCCGATAACGCCATTCGCCAGACGGAGATAAACACTTATGAGGAGCTCTCTGTTCCTACGGCTGAGTATATGGAGCAGCGAGAGGCTGTGCAGCGTATGGTTTCTGCTGGTGTTCAGGCAGGAGGGGAGGCCGACCAAAGGGGAGCTGCCGCTACAGCTGCAACAGCGGTTTCCGCTGGTCTTGAATCAGAAAAAGATATCCTCGCTTCTCAAGAGAGGTCTCTTTACAATAGAGACGCCGCTGTGGCAGGGCAAGACGCGGTGAATCAAATCCGTCGAGAAGAGATATACACCGATATGGCTACTGGAGCTCAGGAAGCAGCCGCTGACCAAGCCGCTGCACGAGCCGCTGCTATTACGGGGGCCGCTACTGGACTTAGCGCTGTAGGTGCTGAGATTGATGCGGGAAGGGCTCTTTACAAGCAGAGCAGGGGAACTAAGATGATTGGAAAACAACTTCAGGGTGACGGTCGAGAGCAGTTCCTAGGACAAGCCACTCCTATTTTAGAAGGCCAGATGAGAAGTATGGCGGCTCCTCAACGTGCTCAGTTTGCTAATAAATACGGACTTGATGTAGCTACTATGGAGGCGGCCCTTGGTGAAGGCGGAAACTTTGGTAGTTTCTTTGGTGGTCTAGGGAATCTCACTCAGCAAGAGCTTCTTAATCAAGGGCTAAGCATAGACCAGCTTAAAGCTTTTGACCGAGGAAATTCTCAGATTGGAAAAATTAGACGCTTTAGATAATGAGCTATTATAAGTACGCAAAGAGGGGCGCCGATACCCGAGTAGACTGGAGTGCTATTAGCACCAACCTCGTCAAAACTCTTAAAGACCAAGAGGCAGATAGAGAGACTCAGCGTCAGGAGATTGACAAGGAGTCGGTTGCCGTAGGTAAGAGGCTCGCGGATGCACCACAAGGGGCTAATAAAGCTGCGAGTACTTGGATTTTAAACGCTTCAGCTGATGCCGCTCAGTTGATGATGACTCAAAACCGACTGCTTAAGTCTGGTATTGTAGACCCTCGTGATTTTACAATCAACAGGCAGAACGTAGACAATAGTTTTGCAGCTTTAAAAACTATAGCTGATACCGCCAATAAGGAAAGCGAGCTTACTATGAAGCGCATTAACGCTGGTGAGGGTCAGCCTAAATCTATGCAATTCGAAGGTGTAGCCGCTCAAAGAGTTAATGATTTCCAAAACTTCTCTAAAACTCGTGTATTCTGGAATCCAGATGATGGAGTTGCTAGTATCGGAATCTTAAATAAGTCAGGTACTTTAAGTGATAACCCAGCCGACTTCTCTACTATAGAAGGGGCTGTCAATCAGATGCAAGCTCGGTATGACAAGATTGAGTACGCTCCAACGCTACAGAAGTGGGCCGATAATTTAGGAGAGAAAATCCAAGTGGTAAACAAAAATGGCGTACTAACCGTATCGGACCCAAGTGGTAGAGAACTTGACGAAAAGACCCGTAAGGAGGTAATGGCGTCTTTAGACGATACGCTCTCTGCTCTTATGGTCAATGACATTCATACGTTAAGTATGGCTGAGGATTTAGGGCTAGTCACAGCTGACGACTATGACCTAGGTTCTGAAGAGACAAGTTGGGAAACAGGATTAAACGAGGCAGAAACAACTCGGTTATCGGAGTTAGAAGAGATAGAGTCTTTAGACACTACGCAACAAGCTGAGCTTAATAAGCTTATTTCAAAACGAGATAAGCCCTCCCGTAAGGTGGGTGTAACCACTCAGAATGACGGCATTTTATTTCCTAAGTCCAACGACGCTTTAAATGAAGCTGTAAGGGAAAAGCTACGGACCGATGCCCTGGCTATGGTAGGATACAAGGAAACGGCTAGACCAATATTTGCTCCAAAATCCCCGACATCTGCGTCTATTGGTGCGGGAGAAAAAGCACAAGAACGGCTTGGATATGTAGAAGAGATAAATACAATATTAACTGACGAGGATTCAATCTCTAAGGAAGCTTTAAATCGTCGTATCAGGACCACAAACGAAGAGAGAAGGGCGAATAACTTGAGTCCAATTTCAGAAGGCAATATTACGGATGATGGCCTGTCTATTACGTATGAGGATGGAACTACAGAGAAAATTAATCTATCGGGTAATATCCAAAAAGATATCGTAGCAGCGTATGATTTACTCACCCCTAAACGTAAAGGTGAAGCTCGCCCTAGTGAACTAGAGCTAGAGAAATACATTCGAGACGAGGGTCTCAGTATAGGTTATGCTACTGATGATTCGGGCAATAGAATTATAAGACAGACCCCTCTTACGTCCTCTATCGGGACGCGAAATATCTCTATGCCTTTTAAAGACGTTTTAATAACAGGTACTGACTCTCAAGGAAAAGCTGTTACGTCTACATATTCTCAATTCCTAGAAGAGGAGCTTGGCGAGAATCTATACAAAGGTGCTAATATTCTACCTGCGGATAGCGAAGAGCAAGTGCAAAGAGAGTTCAACAGACTTATCAATCAATCAGGCTTTATGCCCACTGAATTAAAAGAAATATTAAATCAGCAGGATAAACCTTATAAGGTAGAGGTTAGCGGAAACACTATGACTATTACTATTGGAGATACAGTAGAGGTTATAAAGGACGTTTACAATGACTCAGCTACAGGAGGAGTAGCGGGTGTAGCCGAAACGATTAGAGGTGTAGTGGAGAAAGAGGTTAATAGGATTAACAGGTCTGATGTTTCAACAGTAGGAGGCGCTATTGATTACGGGAGCAAATAATTAATTAAAGTATGGACGAACAGGTAATTGATGATTTGTATGCTCGCGCTCAGTCGAAAGGATATAAAAAAGAACGTTTAGATTTTATTCAATTGATTCAATCCGATGAGGATGTCTTCAACGATATGTATCAATACGTTCAGTCCAAAGGCTATAAAAAGGACTCTGAAAATTTCTCCTTTCTTATAGGAAAAACAGAAGCTCCTGCTGTAAAAAAAAAAGAAGAGACCGTTACGGATTTCGTATCGGAGCCTGGTTCTTTGGTCTCACCAGAGCCTGAAGTACCTGTTGCAGAGACTGTCGTCGAGGAGGAGTTTGTACAGCCTGTAGTTGCTGATGCCACTCGGGTAGAGGAGCCTGTGCTTCCTACCCAACAGATAGAGCAGCCTGATTTAGAAGACTTAGTTGTTTATGAAGACCCAGGAGCTGAGATTGTCACAGAAGCCGAAGGCGAGAAGAACACGTGGGTAGAAGACTTTGCGGGCAAGAACTTCGTCACTGATTTCTTTGGAGATATATACAGAGCTGGTGCCGCAGGTCAGGCGCAGGGCGCTTCTGTAGATGAGTCGCTGGAGCTTATGACCAAGGGTAAGGACGTTACCGATGAAGACATCCAGGATTTCTTAGCGGCTCAAGCGCGTATGGCGAGCCAAGGGGAGTCTGAGGAGATGAAGGAGTTTAATAAGATATACGAAGCGAACGGAAAGGGTTTTCTTGGATTTTTAATGGGGACAGCTAATAACCCCACCATCCTTCCTCAATTGTTTGTGTCATCGGTGACTGCTATGGCAACTCCAGCAACGATAGCTGCGGGCGCGGCGGGCGCTGGCGCAGGGGCGGCAATAGGAGCTACAGGATTCTCGGCAGGACCACTCGGAGTGTTCACTACACTTGGAGGAACTTTGACTGGAGCTATGGGAGCTATGGGTACAACCCTAGAGACGGGTCTTGCCTTCAGCGAGTTCCTTCAAGAAGAGCTTGAGAAGAAAGGTCTTGAGATGACCACCGAAGGTATTCGAAAGGTATTGGAAGACCCCGAGGCAATAAAGTCTATGAGGTATCGAGCGGCAGGGCGTGGTATCACCATTGGTGCGTTTAATGCCGTTACAGCAGGTGTAGGTAGTCAGGTGGTTAAGTCGGTAGCTAAAGCCACTGGCCGTAAGGCTGTGGCGGGATTGGCGGGCGCAGGCGTCGAAGTAGTATCCGAGTCTACAGGTGAGGTTGCTGGTCGGTTGGTCGCTGGTCAAGAGATGGATGTAGCCGAGATTGGGTTCGAGGGATTTGCGGGCGGTGTGCCTCAAGTAGTTGGTCTAGGACGTGGTCTTTACAAATCACCCACCTATAAGATAAATAATGAGACCGTCTCAGGTCCTGTGGTGGCTGACTTCATTAAGAACGCTCCTGTCAAAGACTTGGTAGGCGCTACGCTAGAGATAAAGAACGACCCAGTCCTAAAGGACATTGCTGTTGAGCGTAGGGAAAACGCCCGAATGGATGCTATCATCAAGGCTGAGCTAGCCAAGGCTGGTATCACTGATGAAGGAGCGGTTACCGCCCTAACTAAGCTAGAGAAAGAGCGTAGAGGTCTTGAAGGCAACGGTACTAGAGCTGCCCAGCAGAGACTGGCTGAAGTTAACAAAGAGATTGACGGACTTATGGACGGGGCTAAGATTGCCTACACCGAAACCGTAGATGCCAGTGGCGACAAGGTGACCACTGAGGTCATAGTCACCAAGGAATACGCACGAGAAGAACTAATTAAAGACGGTATTGAATCTCCTACAGAGCAGCAGGTAGAAGCCAAGCAGGCGGAGCTGTTTGAAGATGCTATGGAGGCCGTACAAAAACCACAAGAAGATGCCATTCAAGAGCAAGGCCCAGAGAGCGTGGATGCACCAGAA